GGTCAGGAGGTGACATGGTTACATTTGACGATATTCATGGGAGCGAAAAGGACTTGCTGTTACTTCAAGAGAAAACCCAGCGAAGAAATATGAGACAGAAAAAACAAATACGCTATGTCTATTTTGTCGAGGCTCAAACGCTTGGTTTGATTAAAATAGGTTGGACACATGATGTACGAAGGAGAATGGTAAGCCTTCAAATTGATTGCCCCGTGTCTATAAAATTGTTGGGGAGATTAAAAGAAAGCGCAGAATTAACCGAAGGAGCAATCCATAAGATATTTAAAAAAATTAGAGTAAGAGGCGAGTGGTTTAAAGATTGTTCTGAACTGCGGCAGTATATCAAAGACAATAAAATGGGGAGGAAATCAAAAAATGACAGAATTTGTTAATGAATCTCCCATTGTCGGATGGGACAATATAGCCCGGTTTCTTGTGACTTCCAAGAGGACTGCACAGAGTAGGCGCACCGAAATGATTGAGGACAATGTGCTGTTTACTCGTCTGGTAGGTCAGGCCAAAAAGAAAATTGTGTTCTCATACCCTTCACTTCTCAAGGCGTGGTTGATGAAAAAGAACCAAAAGGGACAAAAATTTTAATTTTATGCTTTTTGCACCCTTCCTCGCATAACTACTTCGCACACGTTCCTCGCACTATCCACTCGCATTTTGACGGCTTATTTAATAGTTATGTAACATTGACACATGGCAGGTCTGGGTCAGGAAATGATCGCGGAAGTATTGCATCCTACCCGTTTATGTTTGGAAAACGAGGGGCTATCTCTTAAGGCATTAACTCAAGCACTCAAGAAAGAACTCAAGGCAAAAGTCACGCATACCGCAAAACTGAAAGGTGCGGTTACTCCTGGTGAGCTTAAAAGGGGTATCCGCACTCTCTCCGTTTCCGGGCAGATCGTCACTACAAAAGACGGTGAACTATTCGGCGACGGCGACACGGTGATCGCCTGGAACGAAGTTGACTGGTCTACGAGGCAGCGGGCGCGCATGGATGCTCACAAACTGAGAGGGGATTATCCGGCAGACAAACACGAACTAACCGGCAAGGATGGTCAGCCCATAGCCTTCACCGACATCGAGCGCGCTCAAAGGCTGGCAAGACTCATAGAGATGGCAAAAGAACGCAAAAAAGAGGCTCAAGGATGAACGCCATTACCGAACTTGCAGAAGTCCTTGACTATCTGAACCCTGATGAACTGGCAGAGGTAGACAATATCCTCGCATCTGAACTGCCTGCATGGGTCCCGCTCCCGGGGCCTCAGTCCGCAGCCTATGATTGTGAAGCGGACATACTCTATTATGGCGGGGCAGCAGGTGGGGGCAAGTCGGATCTCCTTCTCGGCCTCGCGCTCACCAAGCATCAACGCTCGATCATCTATCGCCGTGAAGGTACGCAGAACCTTGCATTGACCGATAGGCTGTTGAACGACATCCTCAAGGACCGTAAAGGTTGGAACGGGCAGGATCACGTATGGCGCGGATCAGGGCGGCAGATAGAGTTTGGCGCGACGAAAGACCCCGGCGATGAGCAGCGGTATCAGGGGCGAGCTCACGACCTCAAGGGCTTTGATGAGATATGCCACTTCACAGAAGGTCAATTCAGGTTCCTCATGGGCTGGCTTAGGTCGGCGGATCCATCACAGCGTAAACGTATTGTCTGTACCGGCAATCCTCCGACAGACGAGGACGGGCAATGGGTTATATCCTTCTGGGCTCCATGGCTTGACAAGCGTCATCCTAATCCTGCACAGCCGGGAGAGTTGCGCTGGTTCACCACTGATCCAAAGACGGGCAAAGACTTCGAATGCCCCGACGGCAATCCCATCGAGATCGACGGTCAGATGGTGCAGCCCCTCTCCCGTACATTCATACCCTCACGTGTTCAGGACAACATCTACATGGTGCAATCAGGATACATGGCGATGTTGCAGGCGCTCCCGGAACCGTTGCGCTCACAGATGCTCATGGGCGATTTCATGGCGGGTATCGTGGCAAATCCCTTGCAGTTATTCCCGACTGAATGGGTAGACGCTGCCATGGCACGATGGACACCGGACGGCGCAAAGGGTGAGATGGATTCGGTGGGAGCGGACATATCGAGAGGCGGCAAAGACAGGACGGTCATATCTACTCGTTACGGCACGTGGTACAGCCCTCTTAAATGTTACCCCGGGTCAGCTGTCCCCGACGGTGCGACGGCAGCCGGCCTCATTATTGCCGAGACAAGGGACGCTGCACCTGTTCATGTCGATGCTCTTGGCGTAGGCGGTGAGACGGTAGGACATCTTGAAAGCAACAATATTCAAACCGTGGCCGTTGTGGGCTATGATACTGATCTCGTCAAGTACGAGGTTGACAAAGCCTCCAAGATGCTCAGGTTCCGCAATTACAGGGCGCTCATTCACTGGCGATTCAGGGAGATGCTTGACCCTAAGACCGGGGACAATATCGCATTACCTCCCGATCAGGAACTCAAGGCCGATCTATGTTCGATATGTTTCAAGCTCACGCCGGGCGGTATCCTCGTTGAATCCAAAGAGGAAATCTACAAGCGCATAGGACGTTCGCCCGATAAGTCAGACGGCGTTATTTATTGCTCGATTGACACCATGAAGTTATTGAGGACGGTCAAGGCAATACTGGCCTCACAGCAAGAAAATTCATATGACAAAGACCCTTTACACTGGGGCCTGAGGGGGTAAGATGGGCGGGATATTAAGTATATTCGGTGGTGGTTCAAGCGCTCCGGCTGTTATTACTCCTTCTGTCGCGGCTCCCGCTGATAATACCGAGAAGATCAAGGCGGCGGCTCAGGCCGAAGCGGAAAGGGTAAGGAAGCGAAAAGGCGCGGCATCGACGATACAGACAGCGGCTCAGGGTGTGCTTGAACCCGCAGCGACATTCAAAGCTACTTTAGGAGCCTGAGATGGCAGCCGATAAGCGCAGCAAAGAACAGAAGGCGAGCGATACCAACAAGAAGCTTAACGCTCTCAAGCTCATACGCAAGGACTATGAATCGCTGATCGACGAATGTATTGAGTTCACCTATCCGGGCAGGATGAAGATCACCGACGACACTTCAAGGGGCAAGAAGAAGGGAACGACGATATACGATTCATCGTCCGGCAGGGCGGTACAGCTATTTGGTGATGGTCTTCATGGATACCTGTTCTCTCCCGGCTGGTTGAAACTCAGGTTCCCCAATACCATCGAGTTCGGCAGGGCTACGGGGATGCGTAGATGGTCAGGCAAAAGAGCCGATGAGATACCGGAAGTGGCTGAATGGCTTGTTGACTCTCAGGATGTCATGCACGGTGCGTTTACTCGGTCAAACTTCTATTCTGTTACACCGCAGGTTTTTAAGGACTGGGGATGTATCGGTAATGTGGGCGTACATGGGGAGAATGACATTGGCTCCGGCAGGATACAATTCACCGTTCCTCATATCAGGGAGCTTTATGTAAGCCGTGATCGCTACGGCAACGTCGATGGTGTATTCAGGGTTTACAAGGTCTCACTATCGAACCTCGTCAAGAAGTTTGGCGTTGAGACACTTAAGAACGATGGCGGCATGATGGGCGTTGAAAACATGATGAACAATGACCCCTATCAGGAAATGGAGATACTTCATGCCACGTATAAGAGGGAAAACTATGACCTGAACAAACTCACCGCCGATAACAAGCCATGGGCGTCTGAATGGATATACGGTACGAAGATGCTTCTCGATTCAGGCTATGACATTATGCCGTGGGTGTTCTGGTCGGCAGAGAGGAATAATAACGAATGGTACGGGCGTTCATTGGTAAGCAATGCCATCGTGGACATACTCACCGCTAACCAGGTGGGAAAGGTAAATCTCAGAACGGGCGCGACAGCAGCAGACCCGCCTTACGCAATGATGGAATCTTTAAGGGGACGGTTCAACAGGGGACCCGCAGGTAATACCTATCTCAATAGGGGCGAAGAACCGCCGAAGGCATTGCTTGAGCAGTTCAAGGGTCTCCCGTTTAGCCTCGACATGCAGGACAGGCTTGATAGGCTCGTCAACATGCACCTGAAAACTGACGTATTCATGATGATGAACCAGATAGCCCTTGAGAACAAGAACCTCACCGCTACTCAGATCGTAGAGATGGCAGGTGAGAAGGCGGCAGTCATATCACCCATAACCGAGGGCGTTGAAAGCGGATTCCTTAACCCTGTCATTGATCTTGTCTGGTATGTTGAGGACAGCGCGGGCAGGATACCACAACCGCCCGAAGTCTTGATGGAATATGGCGGCGTAAAGCTCGAGGTCGATTATTACGGTCCTCTTTCCCAGGCAAGACGCAGATTCTATAAGTCACAGGGCATCCGTGCAGGCTTGGATGATGTACGGGCGATAGCTGAGGCAAAGGGTCTCGTCGATCCGTCGGCCCCGGACGTGGGTGATCAGATCAAATGGGGCAAGCTCACCCGCTACATTACTCTTGATTCATTCCCCGCTGATTGCATCAACAGTGAAGACGATGCTGAAAAGATAGCCGTTGAACGCGC